CCCTACTCCCACCTAACAGGTGGATTCCTTCCGGAAATCTTCCCGGCCTGGGCTAAGCCCAGCAACCACGTCTAGAACGCACTGACCCGAGCACCCTCGGGAAGGTACACCACCACACCATCAGCGGCCTTGACGCCGTAATCAACCGCGTAAGCTCTAGCAGCAAACTGGTCAACTATAGACATACCAGTGCGCATATGCCTAACCACATTGCACAACTGATCCAATTGAGTTTGCGTGGCACCATACCGCCTAAGCAAACTATCCTCGATAAGAACCACATCCGAAAAGTCATGTGGTTCAGTCACTATGTCGCTTGCGGAAGTGGGACCCATGGACTTCCCACTTGGAAATCTCTCCCTGAAAGCATTCATCAGACGTGACTGCGGCTCATTGCAATCACCTCCTACTACACCCCCAACAAACAACTCCATTTTCACCTGAGCCGGCAGGTGCCAAAACTCACGCTGGCTTAAACCTAACTGAGAAGGCTGCAAGTCGCCATCTAGCGTGCCTAAACTACGCAAGATGCAACCATAATTCTTCACCGGATAGTAATCGACAACCCCATCCCTAGTACCAAGAATGGGTGACCGCTTGAGAAACTGTATCTTTTCCGCCACCACCTGCTCTCCAACCATACAGGTATCCATTGTTACGTTATGGCCCACGTAGGCAGCACCAGCAACATAGCAGTCTTCTACACTACCCCAACCCTCAGCCAACAACCAGAAGAAATTACAAGAGATGAGGAATGATGCGACGTGATTAAGGATGGTCGTCAGAGTGGTACCTGACCCCTCAAAAGGGACATCGCACTTCACCGTGAAGCTCTGCTCTGGGTTATCGGGATTGCGAAAAACCATGGGCTTCATGCATTGTTCCACTAACACCTCGGCGCGTTTCTCGTGAAACCTACTCAACAAGAGGAATGTGCTCAAAAAAGCTGCGGCGTCCTGCGACGAATCATTGCTAGCGATGTCACCATTGAAACAGAAAGACTTCATAACCCCCAAACGGTTCTTCATCCTGCCTGCATACACAACGTCGTCAGAAAAAATCAGGGCATACATGTAATTATCAAGGCCAGCGGCACAGATGAGGTCCCTAAAAGCCTGGACCAACACCTCGCTCTTCGGCTTCGCAAAAATGTGGATCCTGGCAAAAGCGCCCCTATGCGACAAAGCATGCTCACCATTCAAACACACCTTAACAAACTCAGGCAACTCGCTAGCATACATACACCCTGCGTCGTAATTAACAAAAAGACGGGGTGCCTTTCCATACTTGGCCAACTCCGCCTTAACAGCACCGTTGAGTCTATACACCAGCGCATCCCTATCGTCGTGTCTCTTTATGCCCATCACATATGCCTTCCTCAACTCGCGCTTCACGTGTGGCATCCGGGCTGCAAACTCTCTGCTCCACATACTAGCACCGAGCGTCAACAACAACTCAAATCCTCGATAATACAACCAATGCGAAGCATTCAAGCCACAATCAACGACCTTCTGCACCAAAGTCCGCCCAGTGGCATAAACTAACTTCTGCATCGCATTGCTCGTAAACGCCATCATGCGATCCTCCACGTCATCATCTAGATAGTTCGGCAGTGGACACTTTAGCTCATTCTCATCAGGGGTTCCTACCACATCCAAATTGTAGGCCCCATCGGCGTAGGCTCGAACATCAGCATCATCCATCCAAACGCTCGGGCTACTGTAAAACTTCTGCATAAACCGCTTAGACCTATTCGCCAACATCCTACCCTGAATAGGGTGAAAAAACCGTGACGTCTCGGAGAAATCAGCTACCCGCCTCGCTAGTCGCCTACTCATACTACGATACCACTTCTCCCCGATAGGCCGTCTCGCCATTACCCTCTTCAAACCTGACAGCAGATTGCCCCGCGTCCGACCATACTGGACAAACGGTGCTTGACCATCCCCATGGACCTGAAAGAACGCCGTACGATAGCCATCCTTAGAAGACCGAGCCCCATCAAACTCTGGCAAACCCCAGGCATCACTGTCTTCATTCTCACTAATATGGCACCCAACCAACCCGCCAAAGCTCATGTCAGACCTCAACAACGAATGACGTTCAAGGTCATCACCCCTCGGCACAAGCGTGCTAGCCCAAGAAAACCCCAAACTACACTCCTCATGGGGAACGGTGTACATCTTACCGTCCCATTCTCTGGTCAACATCTCCTCTACGTCCTGGGGAAGGAACTGACGGCACTCATCGGTGGTAACAAGGCCATTCATGCGGCGAACACGAGGCTCATCGGAAACGGACAGCTGGTAACAGCAGTAGTTATAATAATACACATTGGTGAAGGAAATAAAATCAGCCAACTGGGGTTCGTGGGAATAGTTGCTATTAGAGATCCGGGTAATGGCCGCCATGCTAGGGCCTGTGACGTAATCCATGGGAACGTTGTTGCGCACATTGTTAAGGTGGGGAGCAAATATGACTCCTTTAACGGGGGGGTACTCTGCACCCCGCCACCTATAACCTGGGACGCTAGCCTCACGCAAACAGGCATCGGCTATCATATGCACCTTGCCCTTCCCACTCTTCACTATCATGTAGCCGGGGCCGTTTTCCACTATGTCATGCATCACCGTCCCCTCTTCAACAACAGGACCAAATGGAACACGATGCACCTTACCGCCATCATAATAGACTCCATATGTGTCACAGAGAGGGTTCGTGACGCAAACAGGTATTTCGCGATCACCATAACGCAGCCTTGCCGTGGCCGCTCGCAAATCAGCTTCTGTGTATTTGGGTGAACAAGCCTCACTCTCCTCATCGGAGGGGGCAATATCCACAGGAGACGCCAGTGGCTCGGGGCAACCATCATCACATGCCCTGTTTAGCTCCGCTAAAACTTCCAGTGCCATGCGCTTAGCAGTAGGATCCGGTCCAAACGTCGTTTTGCCCTTGTTTGCCTCGTTCTCAGCCTTGCGTTGAGCTTTGACGGCAACCTTGCTGGGCTTCTTGCCACGATCATCTACTGCATGAGAAGCGGCCTGAGCACCCTCCCAATCAGCAAGCGCTCTAGCCAAAACAGAGTCACCTTGACTCATCTCCTTACGAGCTGCGCGAGTGGGTACAGTCGGTTTAGCCTTTGGGGAAGGAGGTGAGGGGGGAGGAGGGGCAGGAATCGGGCCACCAGGAACATGGAGGGTCGGCAACCTCGGCAAGGCAGAAGCCGGGGCTGGTGGACGCAGAGGATTCAAGACAAACTCTGGGATAGGATAACCTGGTGGTGGTTCAAAAGCTTCCTTGTGGTACTGGTCTAAGCGCTGCCGGTCCGCAACCGCAAGACTGTCCCGAAGCGACTGCCAGAAAGCAGCATCCTTACCACCCTCCAACTGGGCCAAATGGTCATCCAAGGCTACTTGAGCATTGTGTGCTACCTTCAACCGGTCCACCTGCTGCTGGGCAGTAAGTGCGGGAGGGCCCACCTTCAACATCTCAACACCGCGCAACTGACGCTGAGGGGCTTCCCTACCCTCCTCACACCAGCTCGCAGGGACAAACTTCTTCCCCAGTCTCGCCATTGAGTCATGATCATCTGTATTGGTCCAGGAACCATTATTGCCATTCAAAGCGGAAGAAACGACGAAAGTACGTATAAACGCCAATAAATTGCGACACCACCAAATGTCGCACACCCCCCAATAACCGTGGCAGCCCTCACCGGCCATGACTACCACGCGAAATCCAACCAACCCGGTGATGGAAAGGGTTCCCCTAGCACCGTCCAAAGTGCTAGGCCCGGACCGTCAATTAGATATGGCCATCAGCCCGCGCTTGATGTACCCCTTATTGTATGCCTGGAAGCCCATCTGTCCTATCTGGCTTACTATGGTGCTAATGGTGGGGGCTTTCTCTACAAGCTCAGCCATTAGGTCGATAAACTTAGAACTGGTGACATGAGACTGAGGCTGTTCTGGGGTAGGTTGGACCCCGGAGCCCAAGGGAGTTGAGGTCGCTGGCGTGCCCTCCAAATGAAGGTCGATGGTGAAAGTAACAACAGGTGTCGACGAAGAGGCATTGGCATTGAGGGCCTTAATCTGGATCGCAAAGCCCGACATTCCGGTGAGATCAGTCCGAATCCCTGCTTGCTGTACGCCACTGCCTGAATAATCAATCACCACCTCATCGCCTGAAGTGACACTCCCCGTAATAAAGTTGTCGAAGGGCAAAGTAGTCTTGAAGATGGTGTGAGAATCAGAGCAGGGCTTAGAAACAAAGCTAACATCAAAACGGGCCATATCAGTCAAAGAGGCCAGCATACTACCGGGTTCCTCCTCTATCGCTCCAGCAATGATATTTGCCGGCAAAGTCCCACCACAAAGTGCAATAGCAGCACCACCGGAAGTGAACATAGGCGAGGATGCAATTCCCTGCTGAATCGCGACCCACGATGGAATGGACTTAGTAAAATAGCGCGGACAAGCCACCATGAAACCAGTGCGATCAATCTCCTTCATGTTGCAGTTCACCACCACACTAAAACCTACAACACGATAATTCTCCAAGACATTCGACAACAAGTTCTCGCCACAGAGTTGATACAAAAACGGTAGACCAGACGGCCCATTGTTCATCACGTTCATGCCCCCAGCATCGGTAACTTTCAACCCTCCAATACCGTTGGCCAAGATATCGGCGTTCAACATGGTGATATATGGATCAGGATAAAAAACGAAAGTGCCAGAAGTGTCATTCGAACCCACATCCAGACCTGCACAGATAGTAGTCTTAAAGTGGTACGTGTCGGTGAAACAAGCATACTTGCCGGGAATGCGGGCACCGAGGGCGGCTGGCAACCATGGCTTGGTCTGAGCCATAACAAAAGCCCGGGCTGCATCATTGAGCGTCAAACGTCCATGCTGGCCTTGGGAGGATCGGGCTCGCTGTTTGGTAGCCGCACCCTTGCCAACCTTGACACTAATGGAAGTCTCAGTGCGTTTCTGCTTCTTCTTCTGCTTGCCTGGGGCTTTGACCTGGATGGTCACCTCACCCTTCTTCTTGCCTTTGCCACCACCACCCCGACCAAGAGGCTGAAGTATCAACACTTCAGTTTCCTTGAAACAATCCTCGAGATTATCAAAGGCGAAATACTTCACGTTCTTTGATTTAGCCGTTCTACGGCGGAGGGCATAGCCCGTTTCCGCCACCAACTCAAGAAGATCATAACAATCAACAAATGTCCACGTATACGACCCCTTAACACCAGGAAACCCTTCCAGCACAACAGTGCGTGCTCCCATCAACTTGGGGACACCAACACGCCCATTACGCGCCGAAAGGTACTCGAAAAAACCGATGATCTCGTCGAGAGGATTCTCCTCCTCTTCAACCTCCTCAACTACATCACCAGTACGCACACCCAACACACACTCCGGATGCCAGGGGGCCTGGATGGTGTTAGGTTTACAAAGCTCACAGGTACAGTCAGACGCCAAGACATCCAGGAACGGCCTGATGCCTGTCGGGTCTACGACCTTAGTGCCAAATGGCCTAGGGATAGGCCTAGCCAAACCGGGAGGGAGATCCGGCAGGCTGTTGCCAGCACGTGGAGCTGGCAAGGACCTGTAGGGTAGGTCCCAGGGTTGCGCCGTCTTTCCGGCTGTCACCGCATCCTGCGGTTGGGGGTTCCCAGTTGCCTGGGTGAAGAAAGTTGTGTTGGTACCTTCTATAAAACCTGTGTTACCACAGGTGATAGGCCCTATAGGGTGCGGATGCGAGAGGAAGCACGTGAAATCAGACGTGCCCCGGCGGGCGGTTTTAAACTGGGTGTTCTAGGACTTCCGGTGTCCTAGCTCCCCTATACCCCCCCACCCTCGACTGGGCCATACATACTCTCAGGATACGTCCCGTGTAGCTGTGGTTCTAAATCACGGCGGCAAAGCTCACCCCCTCTATGTGGGCGCCGTAGCTTGATCATTTTATGCTCTTGCAATGCCCGAACCTCACTATGTCACGCCGCGTGGACATGTTCCTCAACCACTCAGACCCCATGCCAAAGTGGTACCGGAAGCCAACTTATGAGATGTATGCTGGTGCCAGTGCTGGAGTTGCCACTTAACCACCATTATATGCCCAAACCAAACTTGCCATTGTAGTGTATTAGTGTTTTTGCGTAACTTCGCCTTGGTTCGGCTGGGCCCCCTTCCGGGTAACACCCAAAGCACGAGGTCCTCACACTTCAAGAGACCAAAGACTGCGGCCCGAGGGCGGCTCTTACATTATCAATATCCATGTGGAAACCCACCTCCCCACTAAACAAGAATGATTACCGCGGTTTCCCGCTCGGCGCCGGGCTCCCTTCCGGGGGAGCTGCCGCCCACGCAGTATACGATTTGCCCTGGGCTACAAGGCCATTAGCCGCCACTTAACTATCAAGGCGGCAAAAAACGGGTGGCGAGCTATCGCTTCTTCCCACCCAGACTCGGCTCCATCGGTGGTGTCTGGTCACAACGTGTGACACCCCCTACGCGTACCTGAGATCAACATGATGATCTCACCCATCCCTGGGGGAAAAGCT